ACGAGGTTAGAAGAAGAAATGATCTCCTCATACTCTCTTCCTGTTATCGATATGATAGGATAAGAAACTGTGGCTAAAAATTACTATTTCGAAAACTACGAGAATTCGATGGAGCAACATCTCATCGATGACTTGGTCGTGGAATCGATAAAAATATTCGGAATAGACACTATGTTTTTGCCTAGAACTTTGGGCGCAAAAGATGATCTCTTAAACGAAGATGATCTGCCCATCTACAAAGATGCGTATGAAGCTGAGATGTACGTAAAAAATGTAGACGGATTTGAAGGAGAAGGAGACTTCTTATCTAAGTTCGGATTACAGATTAGAGACTCAATCACTCTTACGATTGCAAAAACTACGTATGAGCAAGAAGTTGGTATACACACAGAGATTAATAGACCACGTGAGGGAGATATCATTTATCTTCCTTTGAATAGAAAGATGTTTGTGATTCAACACGTAGAACACGAAGCAATTTTCTATCAGATGGGATCACTTCAAACATATGATCTGAGATGTGAACTGTATGAGTATAGCGGTGAGAGATTCGACACTGGATTGCCATATTTAGATGACAAATTTAAAGACGAAAACTTGTTTATCGATAGCGAAGGAACAACGTTCACAGTAGAAGTTAGAAACAGTGTATTTCATATGATAGACACTGAGGCGAGAGGCGATCTTGTAAGTACTCCTAAACTTGAAGCAAGAGTAGATGAGAAAATAATTTTTGATCAGTCTCACGCATCAAACACTGGCTTTCCTTTACGAATATATACAACTACGTCACCTAACACTGGTTCAGAAATTACGACTGGAGTAACGGTTACTGGTACACCAGGAGTAGACGGATTACTAACATACATTCCATCAACTACTGGTACTTTTTACTATATCAATCCTACAACTATAGGAATGGGCGAAACAATTACAGTAGAAGTATCTAAACTGCAAAGCGTAGAGACATACGATGACATTGCAGATAATACAACTATAGAATCGTTTGCTGATAACATTGTTGATTTCAGTCAGAATAACCCATTTGGGGAGGACAACTTCTAATGTTTGGTCAGCACTTTTACAACGAATCGACACGAAGATATGTTGCCGTATTTGGTACACTGTTTAATGATATTCAGATAGGGCGCAGTAATAACGCAGGTACTGAGATACAGCGAATGACTGTGCCGATCAACTATGCACCAGCACAAAAGTTACTTGCGAGACTAGAAGGTGATCCAAACTTAGATAAGCCTGCTATTACTCTACCTCGTATGTCATTCGAGATTATGGGCATGAATTATAATCCAACACGTAAAGTTGGATCACTTATAAGACAAACAAAGTCAATAGCCGCAGATGACAATAACGTACTAAATTTATATAGTCCTGCTCCATATGATATCGACTTTCAGTTGAATATTATGACAAAGTACACTGAAGATGGCACAAAGATTTTAGAGCAAATCTTGCCATTCTTCAAGCCAGACGTGACTGTCAGTGTTAAGATGATTGATAGCATGGATTTCTATGTAGATATTCCTGTAGTGTTACAGAGTGTAACTACAGAAGACTCATATGAAGGAGATTTTGAGACTAGAAGAGTTTTAATGTGGACATTGAACTTTCAAATGAAGGCATTTTACTTCGGACCAACTACAAATAAGAGAATAATTAAGTTTGTTGACAATAATATATATACTAATACTACGGCTACAGTTGCCGAAGAGCAAGTGAACGTACAACCTGGTTTGACCAGTGGCGGTCAACCTACTACGAAAATTGCGGATTCTGTCGCATACTCAGATATTAACATTGATGATAATTGGGCAGAGATCGTACAAATATTGGATGCTTGACATGATTAAAGATGATATTAGTAATAGCTTGGGTCTAGAGCCTTTGCAAAATTTGAATGAAGGAGAAGGCGAATTGGTAATTCCTAAGAAGACTGAACTAGCAGAGATTAAGCCTGTCGATGATAAAGTTGACAGAGACTATGATTATGCTAGAACTAACTTCTATAATATCATTGAAACCGGCACGGAAGCACTTGAGCAAATGCTAGATGTTGCGAAGGCATCAGAGCATCCTCGTGCATATGAAGTCGTATCAACCATCATGAAAACGCTCGTAGATGCTAACAAAGATTTAGTCTCTATGTCTGCTAAAAAGCAAGAGAGTGAAGAAGAAAAGAATCCATCAGAAAAAGCAGTGACAAATAATAATATGTTTGTTGGATCTACCGCTGAACTTCAGCAACTACTGAAAGATATGAGAAGTAAAGATGCAGGCTAAAGGTTATAATGGTAACATCAATCTAAAACGCAAAGGTACGGATGTTGAATTTACTCAGGAAATGATCACTGAGTTTTTGAAGTGTGCTAAGGATCCTATATACTTCTCTGAAAAATATATTCAAATCGTACACGTTGATCGTGGTCTAATACCTATTAAGATGTACGACTACCAAAAAGAAATATGTACTGCTATCACTGAGAACAGACGGGTCACAGTGAACACATCAAGACAGGCTGGTAAGACAACTACAGCCGTTGCTGTTATTCTGCACTACGTAATATTTAATGATTTCAAAACAGTTGCGTTACTCGCAAACAAGGGAGATGCCGCACGTGAAATCTTAGATCGAATTAAAATTGCATACGAGGCACTTCCAAGCTGGCTACAGCAAGGGGTTATAGAGTGGAACAAGGGTTCAGTTGAATTCGAAAATGGCTGTAAGATTATAGCTGGTTCTACATCATCAAGTGCTATTCGTGGTAAATCTATTTCTTTTTTGTATATCGATGAGACTGCATTCGTAGAGAACTGGGATGAGTTCTTTGCATCTGTTTTTCCTACGATCTCATCTGGTGATACAACAAAGATTCTATTCACTTCCACACCAAATGGACTGAATCATTTCTATAAAACATGTGTTGGCGCACAAGAAAATAGAAACGGATACATCTATATTGAAGTGCCCTGGGGCAAAGTTCCTGGTCGCAACGATAAGTGGAAGAAAGAAACTCTTGCGGCTATGGATTTCGATCAACAAAAATTTTCGCAAGAGTTTGAGTGTGCTTTCTTAGGTTCTTCAGGAACATTGATAGAAGGCTCAAAACTCAAGACTATGGTGGATCTACAGCCTGTTGCTCAGACAGATAAGATGAAAGTCTATCAACAACCACAACATAACCACGTTTACGTGTGTGTTGTAGATGTGTCTAGAGGAAAAGGCTTAGATTATTCTGCATTTCAGATAATTGATGTAACCCAAATGCCATACCAGCAAGTATGTGTGTACAAAGACAATACTATCACTCCCATTGACTACGCTGAAATCATATATAGAAGTATAGAGAGATACAACGATGCGTATACTTTAATCGAAGTAAACGACATAGGAGAACAGGTATCAGAAGTACTACATTATGAGTTTGAGGTTGAAACGCTAATGTTTACCGAGTCGGCAGGAAGAGCGGGTAAAAGATTGTCTACTGGGTTTTCTAAAAACGCTGATAAAGGAATCAGAACTACAAAAAATGTGAAGTCCATAGGCTGTAATATGCTTAAAATGTTGATTGAACAAGATCAATTAATAATTAACGACTTCCAAACAATAAATGAACTTTCAACATTCTCCAGACGTGGCAATTCTTATGAAGCGGAATCTGGAACACACGATGATTTGGTTATGTGTCTAGTGTTATTCGGATGGATGACCGATCAAACGTTTTTCAAAGAAGTCACAGACATAAATACTATCGATAAACTCAGATCAAGGAACGAAGAAGAACTTATGGAAAGCCTTCTACCAATTGGTTTTAACACTTATGACGAGGATATCCTTGAAGAGGAACAGATAGGAACAGCCCGGTGGTTAAACTACTAAATTGCTGTTTTTATAAATATAGAAATAAAGAAGTTTATAACTTACAAAATAAACAAGGAGAAATGAGAAATGGCTTTTCAAACAAGTCCAGGCGTTAATATCAGCGAAATCGACCTAACGAATGTCGTCCCAGCTGTAGCGACAACTGAAGGCGCAATTGCGGGTGTCTTTCGTTGGGGTCCAGAACTAGAAAGAATCCTAGTAACATCAGAGCAAGACTTAGTTAATCGCTTTGGTAAACCATTAAGTAGTTCTACATCAGTTGAATCTTCTGCAGGTACCGCAGAGACTGTAACGTTTGACGATGTTGCAGTGCCCACAGCAGGTGGAGCCGCTACTGATACGTGGACACTTGTAGTTGGTAGCGAAACTTACGTTACTGCCGCAGGCGACTATGCTGATCTATCTGCTGTTGCAACAGCAATTCAAGCTAAACTAACTTTAGATGGTGTAACTGATTACTCAGTATCAGTGGTCAGCAACTTGATTACACTAACATGGTCTTCAGTTGGCAATCAAGTAGTTGGAACATACAGTATTACTTACACAGGTGGCGGAACTGGATCTGCAAATGATGCGGCTCCTACTATCGTGCAAGGTACTGCTCGTACAGTAACGACTACTCAGTGGTCAAACTACGAGACGTTCTTTTCAGCCGCAAACTTTTTATCGTACAGTGACGCATTGTACGTAACACGTGTTGTCGGCTCAGCCGTAGCATCTACCGGCACAAACTTCAACGCAAAATACAAAGGTACATTAGGTAACTCTATTCAAGTATCTCATTGCGTAGGAAGTTCTAACATGAGCGTAACTGCTAGAGCAGATAATCTAGTAATTGATCCGTACAAAACTGTAGGTACAATCACAAATAGTACTTCGGCTCTTACGTATCTTTCAGTTGGAGATAGAATCGTATTATCAACTGGAGACGAACTAGTTGTTACTGCAATTGCTTCACCTACCGGATCTGGTCCTTATACGAGACAAGTCACCTTTGATAGAGTGTTTAGTCCAGCAGATGGTGCTCAGTACAATTCCACTTTCAGCACACAGTGGAGAGATGCGGATTTATTTGATTCTGCTCCTTCAAGTGCAAGTAGAATGCACGTTGTTGTGCGTGACAGAGATGGCGCAATTACTGGCACTGCAGGAACAATCTTAGAGGTATTTGAGGATATCGACACTACATCTGGTTCATTGAACCCAGACGGATCTACTAACTTCTCTCCAGACGTTTTCGAGAATCGTTCAGATTGGATTGCATGTACTGTGAGTCAAGCAGGACTTCAAGCATCTTTGACTTACGGTCAAGCGAATCTTGCTGGTGGAGTTGATAGTCCAGACGAAAGTTCGATTCCAATTGGCAAATTAACTGAAGGCTATAGCCTATACGTAGATCCAGCTGATGTGGATGTATCACTCATCATTCAAGGTAAAGCAAGAGGATCAGTTCTTGCGAATCACATCATCAATAGTGTATGTGAAGTTCGTAAAGATTGCGTGGCATTTATTTCGCCTGAACTAAGCGACACTACCGTTGCTGATATGACAGCATTTGCTGGTGAACTTACTGCTTCTACATTTGCAGTCGTGGACAGCGGATATAAATATCAGTATGACAAGTACTCAGACGTATATCGTTGGATTCCGTTGAATGCTGATATCGCAGGTCTTTGTGCAAGAACAGATGACGTAAGAGATCCTTGGTTCTCACCTGCTGGTTACAGTAGAGGAAATATTAAGAACGTTGTTAAGTTACGATTGAACCCCGCTAAAGCTGAAAGAGATGTGCTTTATAGAGCAAAGATCAATCCAGTTATTACACAGCCGGGACAAGGCACTGTACTGTTCGGAGACAAAACTTTTGCTCCAACAACTTCAGCGTTTGATAGAATCAATGTACGTAGATTGTTCATCGTTCTTGAGAAGGCAATCGGTGTAGCCGCTAAGTCTACATTGTTCGAATTCAACGATGACTTTACGAGAGCCCAGTTTAAGAACCTAGTTGAGCCTTTCTTACGAGACGTTCAGGGTAGACGTGGTATCTATGACTTCAGAGTTGTTTGTGACGAAACTAACAATACCTCGAATGTCATTGATAGTAATCAGTTTGTTGGCGATATTTACATCAAGCCTGCACGTTCTATCAACTTCATCCAGCTTAACTTTGTAGCCGTTAGATCGGGTGTAGAGTTTTCTGAAGTAGTAGGTCAGTTTTAATAAATATTAATCAAAGGAGATATGAATAATGGCTTTCAACATTAATGAAATTAAAAGCCAACTGACCTTCGGGGGTGCTAAAGCATCGCTGTTTCAAGTACAGATTACAAATCCTGTAAATGCAATAGCGGATCTTAAAACACCTTTCATGGTACAGGCGGCAGCAATTCCAGAGAGTACTCTGGGCACAATCGAGATTCCGTATTTCGGTCGTAAAGTAAAAATCGCAGGTGACAGAACATTCGCAGAGTGGACTGTTACTATCATGAATGATGAAGACTTCCTAATTCGCAATGCGATGGAAAACTGGATGGCTTCAATCAATGCACACGAAGGTAATACACGACAGTTGGCAACAGCGGCGAGTTCAGAGTATAAGTCACAAGCACAGATTACTCAGTACTCAAAAACTGGTGTACCATTGAGAACGTATAACTTTAATGGTCTGTTCCCAACAGCAGTTGCTTCAATTGCTATGGATTGGAACACTACGGACGATATTGAACGATTTGATGTGACATTCCAATACGATTGGTGGAACGTTGACGGTGGCATCACTGGCAACGGCGGCACTAACGCTTAATTGGGCGATAATTAGGGGGGAGAATGGTTCTCCCTCTTTATTAGAGGATTAACTATGGATTTATTTGGATTTGAAATAAAGCGGAAGAAGGATGAGAATGACAATATTCCATCTTTCGTTACTCCGCAAACTGACGACGGCGCTGTAAATATCGCCGCAACTGGTACTGGGATCAGTACTTTTTTGGACATGGACGGTACTGCAAAGTCAGAAGCAGAACTTGTTCAGAAGTATAGAACTATGTTACAGCAACCTGAGGTTTCTCAGGCAGTTGACGATGTAGTAAACGAAGCAATTTCAATCTCAAACGACCAGAAAGTCGTTGAGTGTGTTACAGATGATTTAGATCAACCTGATAACATTAAGAAAAAGATTAGAGAAGAGTTCGACGGTGTACTTAAACTACTAGACTTCTCTAACACTGGATACGAAACGTTTCAAAAGTGGTATGTTGATGGAAGAATCAACTATCATGTTATGATTGACGTTAAAGCGCCTAAGAAGGGCATACAAGAATTACGATATATTGATCCTCGCAAGCTTAGAAAAGTACGTGAGTATAAGAACGAAAAGATTGGCGATAAAGACAATCAAGCTGTAGCAAAAAAGATTAAGAATGAATATTATATCTACAGTGAAAAAGGATTCAATAATATCAGTGGTAGTAGACCACAAGGTTTTGCAGATGGTAGTACTCAAGGAGGTATGGCAGGTCTTAAAATTGCGAAAGACTCTATTGTAAATGCCAACTCTGGATTACTTAATGAAACTAGTACGCTAGTATTATCGCATTTACATAAGGCATATAAGCCTTTAAATCAGTTGCGTATGATGGAAGATGCTGTTGTAATCTATCGTATCTCACGTGCGCCTGAAAGAAGAATTTTTTATATTGATGTTGGTAATCTGCCTAAAATGAAAGCAGAACAGTATCTACGTGATATGATGACTAAGCATAAAAATCGTTTAGTCTATGATATGGCTACAGGTGACGTTAAAGATGATCGTAGGCATATGTCTATGACTGATGATTTTTGGTTACCTAGACGTGAAGGCGGTAGAGGGACAGAGATTACTACTCTACCAGGTGGACAAAATTTAGGCGAATTAGAAGACGTTATGTACTTTCAGAAGCGTCTATTAAAAGCATTAAATGTTCCCATTTCGAGAATGGAATCTGATGCAGGATTTTCTTTAGGAAGAGCATCAGAGATTTCAAGAGATGAGATCAAATTTAGTAAGTTTATTAGCAGACTGAGAGCAAGATTTGCTACTTTGTTTGATAAGATATTAGAAAAGCAGTTGATTTTAAAAGGAGTTATTGCTCCAGAAGATTGGGCTGCAATTCAATCTAATCTCCGTTATGACTTCATGAGTGATAATCACTTTGAAGAATTGAAAACAAGTGAGATTTTGAGAGAGCGACTAGGTTTACTTAGAGATATTGATGAGTATACCGGCAAGTACTATTCGACAGATTGGGTACGTAAAAACGTACTATATATGACAGAAGATGAAATCGAAAAGATGACTCAGGACATTAAAGATGAGGAAGAATCGACAGAAGATGACGATGATTCAGGAATCGATTTTGGAACAGAACATAAGATCGTATAGACTAGTTGTAATAAAATATAAATAAGATATATAAACGAGGAGATAGTAATGAGCGTGAAAGAATTAATTAAACATGCGATGGACAAAGACGCAACACAATTTCAGTCTCAGTTCCAGGACATTATGGCAGACAAAATGACATCTGCTATCGAAACAAAATATGCTGACATGTTTGGTGCAGGCGAAACAGTAGAAGTTGAAGAGCCAGTTTCAGAACCAGACGTAGAAGCAGTAACAGACCAAGAGTAAGGGGCAACAATGAAAAGCTTTAAGGAAATGCTTGCTGAGACTACGGATAAACCAAAGTCTCCAGATGAGCAGAATTTTTTAGACAAACATATCGTTGACAAGCGTGATCATCCTGTCGCACCTGATGACCAGTTCTCAGGTGAGATTAAAGGCAAGAAGAAAAAGAAGCGTGAAGCTGATCGTGAAGAAGGTCAAGATAAAGAAGTCTATGAAGAAATTGAAGCTGAAGAAGAGATCATTGTTGAAGGTGTTCTTGAAGATTTAGCTAAAATTGTTAAGACTAAATCTATAGGTCACGTAAAGTTTAAAGACGGTAAGAAGCAAAAGGTCGATCTTACTACCGCATCTATGATCCTTTCAATGCACAAGCAATTGAATGGCTCTAATAAAAAGAAAGTTGAAGGTATGCTAGATGACAGCAAAAAGTTTATGCAGATCGTTCAATTTGCAATGACCGCAGGGAAGAAATAATATGTCTCTATTAATCAAAGAAATTGTTGAAGACGTACAATATATCTCGGAAGATATCCTCAACGAAGAGGGTGAAAAAACGGGTAAGAACTATTTCATTGAAGGTGTTATCATGCAAGGTGACATTAAAAATAGAAATGGACGCATGTATCCAGCATCTACTCTTATTAAAGAGATGACTAGGTATAACAAGAATTACGTTGAAGCAAAACGTGCATATGGCGAGTTGGGTCATCCAGCTGGACCTACAATCAATTTAGATCGTGTGTCACATATGTTTACAGAACTTAAGCAGGACGGATCTAACATTGTTGGACGTGCTAAAGTTATGGATACTCCAATGGGTAAGATCGTAAAAAGTCTTATCGATGAAGGCGCAAACCTAGGTATCTCATCACGTGGCATGGGTTCTATTAAGCAAAACAAAGATGGAGTTATGGAAGTGCAGGGCGACTTTATGTTAGCTACTGCTGGAGATATCGTTGCAGATCCTTCTGCTCCAGACGCATTCGTTAAGGGCGTTATGGAGGGAGTCGATTGGGTCTACGATGTAGCATCTTCTTCTTGGACAATGGCAAATGCATTTGATCAAATTGAAGAGGAAATCAAGGAGACGGCAAAAGTATCTACAAGGGAATTGGAGATTAGGGCCGCCGCTCTTTTTGAAAAATTTGTAAGTTCATTGTCAAAAACATGATTTTTATAAATATAATAGATAAACACCTACTATTAAAGGAGAAACCAAATGAGTGAAGAACTAGAGAAGAATCTAGACTTGGACGAAGCCAAAGCAACTGGTGAAGATTCTGTTGCGGCTGATCCTGTAACACCTGCTGGCGGCGCTGTTAAAAAGCGTAAAGGCGATGTTAAAAAGGCAGCTGATCCTAAGGCAGATAACATCGAAGATGATGTAAAAACACCACAGGGCTCAAATGACGAAGGACTGAAAGAAGCAGTCGAGCGTCTATTTGAAGGCACCGAACTGTCTGAAGATTTTAAAACACAAACAGTGGCAATTTTTGAAGCCGCTGTACAAGAAAAAGTGATCGCTGAAAAAGCCGCACTTGAAGAAAAGTTTGAAAGTGATCTGCAGGAGCAAGTTAATACTACTGTAGACGAGTTAGTAGAAAAAGTTGACCAATATCTAGACTACGTTGTAGAAAGCTGGATGGAAGACAACAAGGTTGAAGTCGAAAGCAACATTAAAGTTGAAGTCGCTGAATCACTACTGACAAGTATCAAAGGTCTTGTTATTGAGCATAACATGGAAATCGATGATGAGCAAGTCGATGTAGTTGCCGACCTAGAAGCTAGACTTGAAGAGTCTAATTCTAAGTACAACGATGTCGTTGAGCAAATGATTGAAATTCGTGAAGCGAAAGAAAAGGCTGACCTTGACATCGCATTCAAAACTATTTCTGAGGACTTAACAGACACTCAAGTCGAAAAATTGCGTGTTCTCTCAGAAGGCGTGTCTTACGAATCAGTAGAAGAGTTTGCAACAAAAGTAGAAGCGATTAAAACTTCTTACTTTGCTGAACAAGCTCCTGTTGTGAAGGAAGACGAAACCGATCTTCTAAATGAAGAGACTGCGGAAGAAGCAGAGCAAGCAGTAGCTCTTGATCCTGCTATTGCTCGTTATGCGGAATCGCTTGGCCGCTTTGCCGCAAAATAAATTTTTATAAATAATACTAAGTAAAATCTCAAAAAAGGAGAACCACAAATGAGAAATGAAGAACTAATGCAAAAGTGGAAGCCGATTCTAGAGCATGGCGCTCTGCCCGGCATCCAAGATTCTCACAGAGCGGCCGTAACAGCTACTCTTTTGGAGAACACCGAAGAATCAATGCGTGAAGGCGAAAGTCTCGGCGCAACTGGCTCTTTACTAAACGAAGCCGCACCAGCTAACTCAACTGCTGATATGGCTAAATACGATCCCGTACTGATCTCTCTAGTACGCCGTGCAATGCCTAACTTGGTTGCATATGATATCGCAGGCGTACAGCCGATGACTGGCCCAACTGGCTTGATCTTCGCTATGCGTTCTAAGTACGAAGACACATCTGGTAAGCCAGAAGCCTTCTACGGCGAAGCAGATACCGATTACTCTGGTACTGGTACTCATGCTAACGCATTGGGTGCAGGATCAGAAACAACTGGTACTGGCCTTGATACTGCTGATGCAGAAGCACTTGGTGATGGAGCCGGAGCTGAATTTGCTCAGATGTCTTTCTCCATTGAAAAAGTTTCTGTAACTGCTAAGTCACGTGCTTTGAAAGCTGAGTACACAACTGAGCTTGCTCAAGACCTTAAAGCTATCCATGGTTTGGATGCTGAGACTGAGTTGGCAAACATGTTGTCTGCTGAGTTGCTTGCTGAAATCAACCGTGAAGTAATCCGTACAGTGTACTCAAACGCTGTTGCTGGTTCTCAAGGTGGAGTAGCTTCAAACGGTACTTTCAACCTAGACGTTGACGCAAATGGCCGTTGGTCAGTTGAGAAGTTCAAGGGATTGATGTTCCAAATTGAAAAAGAAGCCAACCAAATCGCAAAAGATACTCGTAGAGGAAAAGGCAACATCATCGTCTGTTCTTCAGATGTAGCTTCTGCTCTTCAAATGGCCGGTGTACTTGATTACGCACCTGCTCTTAACTCTAACAATCTGAATCCAGATGACACAGGCAACACGTTTGCTGGTGTTCTGAACGGTCGCTTCAGAGTTTACATTGACCCATATGCTGGTGCAAACTACATGGTTGTCGGTTATAAAGGTTCTAGCGCATTTGATGCTGGTCTTTTCTACTGCCCATATGTACCATTACAGATGGTCAGAGCAGTTGGCGAGAACAGCTTCCAGTCTAAGCTGGGCTTCAAGACTCGTTACGGAATGGTTTCAAACCCATTTGCTCAAGGTGCAACTGTTGGATCTGGCGCACTTGCTGCCAACACCAACGTGTACTACAGACGTACCGCAGTTACCAACTTGCTGTAATAATAAGATTGGGGTTAACCCAACTTACTTTAAAGAGGCTCTTCGGAGCCTCTTTTTTTGTCTGTATAAATATAACAGTATGGCAGAGTATCATGGGGCGTGATGCTTAATAGAGGCGACCCACTAAAGTCCGCTACCGTCTACCATACTCTATATAAATAGTACTATATAACTTTGATAGAGGATATCATGTCAACATCAAATTTCTTATCGCCAGTAGAGTTTAAGTTAGTGATCAATCGATTGCCTAACACAGAGTTCTATGTCCAACAGATCAATGTGCCTGGTATCAACTCTGGTGCGGCAGAAAGGTCTACTCCGTTTAAGAACATCTACACACCTGGTGATAAGCTTATCTTTGACGATTTGAATGTTACTCTTGTTGCTGATGAAAATCTCGCATCATTCAGAGAGTGTTGGGATTGGCTACATGCAGTCACACGTGCTGAAGGATTTGAAGGGTACGCAGGACTCAACTCTCCTGCCGTAGGCGGTGCGACTAATATCACCTCAGATGGCAAAGGCAGCATGTCAGATGCATCGTTGATTATACTAGACAGTAATAAAAATGCTAATATACAAATATCGTTTACAGACGTATTCCCGATTAGCATTGGACCAATACAGCTAAATACTAGTGATACAGATGTGGTACCACCCACATTCGATGTGACGTTTAAATACAGCGGATATAAGATCACAGTTTAGTGTTGACTTTTTGCTGAATATAGTGTAGACTTGTATAGTCATACATGTACTTAATTATGGAGATATTATGAAGATAGATGAGATCATTAAAGAATGGGAAAAAGATGGACCAGTGGACACCATCAACATATCCAGAGAATCCTCTGAGATACCGAAACTGCACAATAAGTACTTTAAATTCTATATGGGAGAAGGCTATCTCCTGAAGAAGATGAAGGCTGACTACAAAAAATTACACAAGCTGAAGACTGAGTACTACAAAGGTGATCTGGATATTAGTGAACTCAAGCAGTATGGATGGGAACCTCAACCGCTAAAAATTCTCAGACAAGACATTCCGACTTACATAGAGGCAGATGATGATATCATTGAAGCATCTCTTAAGATAGGAGCGCAAGAGCAAAAAGTAGAGTACCTCGAGTCTATTATTAAACAGATCAATAATCGTGGATTTCAAATCAAATCAATCATAGACTGGGAGCGTTTTAGAACAGGTGCCTAATGGATAACGTGAGTGTAGAAAAAGTCGATGACGTTTACGTGAGAGTAAACGCAGACCCTGGGATCAAGATGGAAATGAGCGAGTACTTCACATTCGAAGTGCCTGGCGCTAAGTTCATGCCTGCTGTTCGCAACAAAGTTTGGGACGGCAAAATTCGTCTATTGAACACGATGACTGGTATGATCTACGCTGGTTTGATTCCGTATATACTCAAGTTCTGTAACACAAGAGAATATCATGTTACAATCGATAAGGGTCTTGTACCTAATAATGTTGTCAACGATGATGCTGGAATGCAACTTGCAAAGGAGTTTAACTCTACGTTTGTTCCGAGAGATTATCAGAACGAAGCAGTTGTTCATGCATTAAGGAGTGAAAGAGCCTTACTGCTATCACCCACTGCTTCTGGTAAGTCATTCATTATATACCTGTTAACTCGCTTTCACGTAGAATCTGCTAACAGAAAAGTGTTGATCGTTGTGCCTACAACTTCGCTAGTTGAGCAAATGGCATCAGACTTCATTGAATATAACAACGGAAACGAACTATCAATACATAAAATTCGTGGTGGCATTGATAAGAATGTAGATGCTGATATCACTATCACAACATGGCAGTCAGTGTACAAGCTAAGAAAAGATTGGTTTGAGAAGTTTGATGTTGTAGTGGGAGATGAAGCACACCTATTTAAAGCCAAGTCGCTGACAAAAGTATTAGAGAAAATGCCTAGTTGTCAATATAGATATGGGTTCACTGGAACATTAGACGGAACTCAGACTCATAAACTAGTACTTGAAGGACTTTTTGGTTCAGTCTATGAGGTCACAAAGACAAAGAAACTTATCGAAGATAACACATTAGCAGACTTTTTTATCACTGCCATTGTATTGCAGTACCCCGATGAAATTAGGAAGCTAAATAAAAATAAGACGTATCAAGAAGAAATCGACTGGATAGTGAGTAATGAATCAAGAAACAAATACATCAAAAATCTCGCACACAGCCTCGAAGGAAACACGCTCATCTTATTTCAGTTCGTTGAAAAACACGGCAAAATACTACATCCTATGCTTGAGGGAAATGACAAGGCCGTACACTTTATCCACGGAGCTGTTAGTGCTGAAGATCGTGAAGCAGTTAGGCATTTGGTTGAGTCAAGCAATAATAATATTATTCTCGCTAGTTATGGTACTTTTAGCACTGGGGTTAATATTAAGCGTTTGGATAATATCATATTTGCAAGCCCTAGTAAATCAAAAATACGAAACTTACAATCCATAGGGCGAGTGCTACGTAAAAGTAGTGACAATACCAAAGCTACATTGTATGATATTGTAGACGATCTACAGTGGAAAAGTAGTAAGAATTTCGCAACCAAGCATTTTATGGAAAGAGTGAAAATTTATAATGAAGAAGGTTTTGAGTTTCGTATATACAATGTCAACATAAAGGGGAATTAGATGCTTATACACATCAAAATGAAATCAGGAGATGATCTCATCGCTACACTTTTGTCGAGTGATGATGAAGAAGTAACTATTGAAAATCCCATTCTAGTAAAGATACACCCAGTTCATGGGTTTTTTGCTAAAAGCTGGATGCTTCTTTCTGAGGCAAATAGCGTAGGCCTGTCACTTAAAGACATTACCTTTTGGGGACAAGCAAACAGTAAAGCTATCGAATACTACGATACCTTTGCAGAGAGACTTACACAACTTCAGAGCCTAAGAGCCCGAGAAGAAATACGTGAAGAGCAGATTGAAGAGATCGAAGATGTGCTAGTTGCTTACCTAGAGTCTAAAGAATCTATAAAGCATTAGTGTTTTAATATTCGTATAACTCAATTATACACGATTCCTCAGCCATGTCAAGTCTTTTTTCAGTTATTTTTAAATAAAATTTTACTTGACAAACGAGGTTAAAAGGGTTATACTTGTACACAATAAGGAGTGAAAATGCATGGCAAAAAGAAATTACGTTAACAATCCAGAATTCTTGCAAGCTATCATAGCATACAAAAAGCTATGCAGTGAAGCAGAAGATTCGGGAGATCCAAGACCACAGATACCCGACTATATAGGACATTGTATCTACCAGATATCAACTAGGCTCGCATCTAAGCCTAATTTTTCTGGGTACTCATACAAAGATGAGATGATCAGTGATGGACTTGAGAATGCTATTCAAGCTTTGGGAAATTTTGATCCTGAAAAGTCTCACAATCCGTTTGCTTACTTCACTCAGATTATTTGGTACGCATTTCTTCGGAGAATCGAAAAAGAGAAGAAGCAGTTGTATATCAAGCACAAGGTTACAGAAAATTCTGTGATGACTGGTACTGCCGTAGATCACGCTGAGGGCAGTGTGGATCGAAATGGAGAACCAGGTTATATCGATCTCAATAATGACTACATGAGTGATTTTGTTCGTGGTTATGAAAAGAAGATGGACGACAAGAAAAAAGCGCAAATCAAATCCAAGAAGGGCTTAGAGAAGTTTATTGATGATGAGGATAAAACGAAAGAGGAGACAGAATGAAAATTGCTGTTATCAATGATACACATTGGGGTGCAAGAAACGATAACGCCGCATTTCAAGAATACTTTAACAAATTTTATCGGGAAGTTTTCTTTCCCAAGTTGCGTGAAGAAGGTATAAAAACTATATTTCATCTTGGTGATGTAACAGATAGACGTAAGTACATTAACTTTGTAACAGCCAAGAACTTAGAAGAGAACTTCATGAAAGTGTGCCATGAAGAAGGTATCGAACTGTACATCATTGCAGGTAATCATGATACGTTCTACAAGAACACAAATGAGGTCAATAGTCTTCGGCAATTGTATGGTACATCTAAGTACGATAACATCCACATCTATTGGGATGAGCCAGTTGAACTACAGATGGAAAGCTGTAAAGTGATGATGGCGCCTTGGATCTGTGCTGACAATCAAGAGAAGTCATTTCAAGCATTTAAAGACACAGATGCTCAAGTTCTATTTGGTCATTTAGAGATGCAGGGCTTTGAAATGATGAAAGGTCAACTTTGTGATCACGGACTAGACAAGAAGATTTTTAATCGTTTTGATGCGGTCTATTCTGGTCACTTTCATCATCCGTCTACGATAGACAACATCACTTATCTTGGTGCACCGTATGAGATGAATTGGTCAGATTATGATCAGAGGCGTGGATTCAACATCTTCGATACTGAAGATAGAAGTATGACTCACGTTGCAAACAATCTACGTATGTTCCATAAAATCATGTATGACGATGAAGATATGACAATCGAAGATATTGCAAATCTTGACACTTCGAACTTGACAAACACCTTCATAAAAGTTATAGTAAGAAACAAGAGTAATCCATATATCTTCGATTTGTTCTTGGACAAGTTGCAAGCCGCCGGACCTTGTGATATCAAGGTTGTCGAGGATCATATGAATTTGGATGTAATTGATGAGAGTGAACTAGTTGATGAAGCACAGGACACTTTGACCATTCTAAAACAGTATGTCTCTAACTTGGAGATTACGAATGATAAGGCAAAGATCGAAAAAGTGCTAGATGAATTATATCAAGAGGCTATCAATTTATGATACTATTTGAAAAGGTTCGTTATAAGAACATTTTAAGTACTGGTAATACTTGGACAGAAGTTTTTTTAAACCGCAGTAAATCCACTTTGATCGTGGGCGAGAATGGAGCAGGCAAATCAACCATGCTTGATGCTCTTACATTTGCCCTATACGGCAAGCCGTTCAGAAAGATCAATAAGAATCAGTTGACAAACAGCGTTAACGGCAAAGGTTTAGAGGTAGAAGCCTTCTTTAGCATTAGTGGTAATAACTATGTAATCAAGCGTGGTATCAAGCCAGGCAAGTTTGAAGTTTGGAAGAATGACGAACTACTAAACCAAGATGCGGCTGCCCGTGATTACCAGACATACTTAGAAGAGCAAATTCTAAAACTCAACTACAAGTCTTTTGGTCAAGTAGTTGTTTTGGGTTCTAGTACGTTTATTCCATTTATGCAGTTGAAAGCGGGTGAGCGTAGGGATATCATTGAAGACTTATTAGATATTCAAATTTTTACAACGATGAATACTCTTCTTAAAGATAAAGTGTCAGAGAACAAAGCAGAGATTACTGACATTAAATACCAGATCGACTTAGTTGAGAATAAGATCGATAGTGCCAAAAATCACAATGCGTCTATTCGAAAGATTAAAGAGACTGAAGTTGGCAAGCTGAAAGACAAACTTAAAGAACAAGTTGTGTTTGTCGAAGAACAACAGGCTTTAATGGATACACTCTTAGATGAAATTGAAGAACTAAATAGCAGTATCACAGACAAGGCTGATCAAAAGAAAAAACTAGCAGAGTTTCAGGAGCTAAATCATGATCTCACAACTCGACTCAATAAGTTACGTAAGGACGTTGAATTCTATCAAAAGCACGACAACTGTCCAACCTGTAAACAAGGGATCGAACACGAATTCAAAGAAGAAACAATCGAATCCTCAAGAGCAACAGCGGCAGAAATCGAAACAGCAAAAGGGGAGATTGGACATAAGAGTGTAGTGGTTGAGACTAGACTTGCAGAAATCGATCAAGTTGAAGATACTATGTCGGAGAAAAATATCTCTGTTAGTGAGCATAGAGCAAATGTTAAGATTGGCATGAATACGTGTAAGTCTATCAAGAAAGAACTTGATGGTGCCCAACAAGAAGTTGAGGAGATCGATACTTCTGATATTAAGAAGTTAGAGGGCGACCTAAATGACTATCACTCAAAGCAGAATGAACTATTTGATCATAGAGAGACCTTGAGTGTTGTTGCTTCTATGCTGAAAGATGGCGGTATCAAAACTCGTATTATTAAACAGTATGTACCAGTGATGAACAAACTGATCAATAAGTATTTGTCAGCAATGGACTTTTTTGTTCAGTTTGAATTAGATGAAAACTTTAACGAAACAATCAAGTCTCGTTTCCGTGATGAGTTTTCTTATTCCTCTTTCTCAGAGGGCGAGAAGTTAAGAATTGACCTTGCACTTCTCTTTACATGGAGAGCCGTATCTAAGTTGCGGAACTCTGTGTCCACTAACTTGTTGATCATGGATGAAATTATGGATTCTTCGTTAGATAATGCAGGAACTGAAGAGTTTCTAAAAATCATTGAAGAACTGACTGCTGACTCAAACATCTTTATTATCAGTCACAAGGGTGATCAACTATTTGACAAATTCCATAGCGTAATCAAGTTCGAAAAAGTGAAGAACTTTAGTAGAATTGCAACAACATAGGAGAGTAAATTGGCAATAGCAGATCGATTGGCTTCTTTAGAGAGGAAACATAAGAACTTGCATGATAGGGTAGAAGCGGCTGAAGCAGAGAAAGCACCAGACCACTATATATCTAATATGAAGCGAGAAAAGTTAGTACTTAAAGATGAGATTACTCAACTCAAAAAACAAGTGATCGAACAATTTAAATAGAAGGTGATTATATGATGAAGAAAGCGAAACGTGTAGGATTTACATGTAGTACGTTTGACCTGTTACACGCAGGACATGTTATGATGCTACGTGAAGCAAAAGAACAATGTGACCACTTAATATGTGGTCTTCAAATCGATCCTGCTTTGGATCGACCAGAGAAGAACTCACCCATTCAATCTATTGTTGAGCGTTATACTCAACTACAGGCTGTGAAGTACGTTGATGAAATCGTGGTGTATTCTACCGAAACTGACTTGAAAGATATTCTTGAGTTGTATCTCATTGATGTTCGTATCTTAGGTCCAGAGTACAAAGATAAAGACTTTACTGGTAGAGATGTGTGTGACAGGCGCAACATAGAATTATATTTCAACAATAGAGACCATCGATTTTCGTCTAGCAGTCTGCGTACTAACGTAGTATGGGGCGAGTCGGACATGGTAAACAAGAACAAGTAAGTCATGATAGAGCGAATATACATTCCCACTGTTCGAAGGTGTGACAATCAAATCACATATGAAAATCTTCCTAAGGAACTTCAGGAAAGAGTCATTATGGTAGTTGAGCCTGGCGAAAGGCATCTATACAACTACCCTTGCGAGTATCTTGAAATACCAGAAGAGATAGTTGGCAGTTGGACACAACTCGCACAAACCAGAGAGTTCATTCATAAACACGCTGGTGCCATAAAGTATTGTGTTGCCGATGACGATATAGTAATTAAACGAAGAAATGCGAAGTATTGGACTGGAGAGTCTAATATGGAGTTGACAAAAAGAAATGCTACTTCAGAAGAAACCCTAGAGATGTATGATAAGATATCTACTTGGCTCGATGAAAAGCCTATAGGTATTGTTGGTCTTTCTGAAGCAGGTATACCGCCAGCAGACGTTGAGTATGAAGACACAAGGGATGTCTACTCTTATGTGTTTTATGATGGAAGAATGATATCTAAAATCATTGATGAGATGGATATTTGTTCTTTAAGAATTGCTGAAGACGTTCTCTTTTTGTATGAAGCGATGTCTAGAGGCATCAACACTAGAAAGTCTACTGAATGGATGTTTGACAATAGAAGTCTAGTAGATAAAAAGTTATCAGACTCCCGTGAAGTTTGGTCTGGTATGTTTGATAGTGAAGAAGAAAAGCCAGAAGATTTTTATCAAACTGAAGAACACTATGAAGCGTTAAGGTACATACAGCGAAAATATCCATACGGAATGAAGATTTTTGAAAAGCATGGCAAAATGAAAAACGTCAAGTATTGGAAGAAAGTCTACAGACCAATGGTGGCTGATGGTGCCTCGCTTGAAGAGTTTATGTAATTAAATTTGGTGTTGACAAATCCATAAATATCTGATATAGTGGTAATAATTTAATGGAGTACATATGACAAACAACACAAAACCTATAGTCGAAGAGAGTGCCAACTACGACAACTATATGGATGATGAGGCACGTAAAAATGATTCTTACAGTATTAGCTTAGACAAATTTTTCGATGAGCCTATGCCTGATAAACTTGTTGATGCTACTAAAGTTAAAAAGACTGTACAGAACGATGTATGGAAATCAATTTACGTTCACTTTAGAACGCAAGATGATATGGTCGATTTCTGTCAAAAAATTAATCAGATGATTCCAGGATACGTAAAAGAAACTTACTATCCATTAGAAGATCGTGCGGTGTCTTTGTTTAAAGATATGGAAGAAGAGCCTGTTGCGATTGATGCTAATCTACTTGTTCCTGAATACAATGGACCAGGATTCAGTAAAGTCAAGCCTGTCGAATCAAGCTGGACAAAACACTGGGTTGGTATGCCAGAATTCACTCAAAACGATAAAGTGAAGTTCAGAGCAATCACTATGCACTTTAGATGTGAGGCTGACTATAAAGAGTTCTCGCAAAAAATCAATCAAGAGGTTACTGAGAAGACTAAAAGCATTTGGCATCCCGAACAGCATATCACAAAGAATTTGTTGTTACGGTGGATTCAGCCAGAGGGTAGAACTTTACCTAGACATCCCATGTACATCGTATCTAAGGGTCGTGCGGATTCAATGTTTACTTCAAGGTCTTTGTCTCGTATGCAGATTCCACATTACATTGTGATTGAGCCGCAAGACTTAGATAGCTACGATAAAGCACTTGACGTATTCAAAATGAGAGATTATGTGACACTTCTAGTCGCACCTTTCTCCAATCACGGAGATGGTCCTGGTCGTGCTAGAAACTGGGCATGGGATCATTCGATCAGTATCGGTGC